GCTTTCTCGATCAGTTCAGGAGTGAGGCTGTCCGCAATCTTTCGGTTTGCATCAGCTTCTGCTTCTGCTTTGATCTTCTTCGCTTCTGCCTCGCCTTCGGCTTTAATTTTTGCCTGTTCTGCGTTGATCACAGATGTTTCCTTCTCCTGCTCTGCAAGGATAAGTGCGGTTTCCTTGTCCTGTTGTGCTTTCGTCAGTGCAACTTCTTTTTCCTGATCAGCTTTTACTTTTGCTGTCTTCTTTTCTGTCTGGGCCAGTTCCAGCTCCTGGATTGCATTCACTCTGCGCTGTACCTGGGCTCTGGTTTCCTCATCTGCATCAATATTGATAAGGCTTGTATTTTCAACAATAATTCCATATGGTTCGAATTTGTCCCTTATGTAATCTGAGACGGCAACATTTAGATTTGCCCTCTCTTCTCCGAGGATTTCCGTAACCGGGTATTTTGCAGTGATTTCTTTTGTCCACGAAATAATATTCGGTTTGATGAAGGAATCTCTGACTTCCTTGCCTGACTGGCCTTTGAATCTTGTAAAAAGAGTTGTCACTTTTTCAGGATCGTACCTATAAGTAAATGTTAGGTCTACCTTAAGGCCCTTACCGTCTGATGTCGGTACCTCGAATGAATCATCGTCTTTAGAGTCTCCGTCTTTTCCGGACGTTAAATAGCTCTGCTCGATCCCAATAGAGTAAAGCGTGACCTGCTTTGTCGGGCCGACGATATGCCAACCTTGAGTTAACGCTTCATCGGATACTCCACCGTTCATGTTATATACGATTCCTACATATCCGGCGGGGACTTTCTCCATCATCATGAAGGACATAATCACCGCAAAAAACAGGATTATTCCGCTTGCAACCGCACCAATTTTACCTTTACTCATCTTCATCATCCTCCTCTAAATCTTCTTTCGTAATATATTTGAAACAGTTAAGCCAAATTTTTATCACTTTGCCTATTCCCGTGAATAAAAAAGCGCTGCCTACCCACACTACAAACGCAATAATGATTACACAAATTACAAAAACAGGATTCATTCCATCACATCTCCTTCTCCTGTTCCATAGCTCAAGATTCAATCGAGATTATATTCAAACTCAAGTGTTGTATCTTTATCAGGTGGAGTCGGTACGGCATCCTTAATATGCGGAGCAATCGGAAAAGTCCAACTTACTTCTGGTACATTCTCATATGCTATCCATGCAATCGGTTCAGCAAACTTCCCTTCCTTCTCCTGTTCCACCTTGTCATCATCGTCCCAAAGATTGTCATACCAGTAGAAATTACCGTCATCAAGAAACATCCAGTCTGCATATGTATTTACTTCGCCATCTCTGAATTTTGATGTGACAATATAGCAGGTCTTTACATCTTTCTTTTTTGTACCGTCAGGCGTGAATTCCTTCGGCATTCCGACCTTGCATCCTTCATGTGGTGCATATTCTGCTTTGCAATACGTCCAGTCTGTATCTTTAATACCTTCTTTCAGGATCTGCTCAAGCGTTCTCATTTTTTCTCCTTTCCAACTCTTCAACCAAGTCATGTCTCCACCTTAACCAATTGGGCTTGTCTATCAGCTTATCTCCGTACAGATTCATATGCTCCTGATAATCGCAATCATCAAGCATAACTTTCAAATCTTTATCAGAGATCTCGGACAGATACGCTCTCACTATATTCTGTACTAAAGACGGCATATACGTCTGTCTGCCGTGACAATATCGGATAGCACAAATGGCAAGAGTTGCAAAATCTTTCGGATTGATTTGTACTTTTTCTTTCATTCTTCCTCCTTCACCTCGTACCACCATAAAGGAACCGTGTAATCGGAGCTTGTAGAACCTTCATCGTCCATACCCTCCGCAGTACGCTTATACTCTTCGATTCCATGTACCATATCAATATCATCCAGAAGTGCTTCTTCTACCCATTCCTGCGCTGACTTCGCATCCTTCGCAAATACGGCAATCTTCTTTGTGACTGTTTCGGTTATCACCACATCATATATGTCATAGTCCTCATAAGGATTCTCATCACATGAATTATCCTGTTCGACAAGCCCTCTCTTCAATGCTTCCTCTTCATCGAAATCGTCATAATCAAAAGCGATCTCCGTTTCTATTTCATCGTTTCTGTTCTTCTTTTTCAAGGCATTTCCTCCTTCAAGCCCGCGGAGCATTTATACTCCGTGGGCCTCATCTATATCAATTCGGTAAATCTATGTAATAGATGCCCTCATGCACATCTTTTTTTAGATTCTTCCCATTCAATTCTTCGTAATTCTTTCTCTCATTTCTTCTCCTTTGCTTCTTCGATAGCTATCTTCACAGATATCTTGTCACCTTTGACAATTACTTCCTTCTTATCCTCACCATAGATGATTTTCGACAGTGAGCTTGTGTGCGACTTCACTTCTTTGATTCTCGAAATCTTCAAAACACAAGGTGAATTATCCTCATGCCACAGCGTTATAAACATTCCCAAATGTTTACCCTCCGTTTCCTATACCCCTTATTTGGCTTTTTACGACCTTTTTAGGCTTATACAATAATTTTATCAAGCATCGCCATAAAATCGCTCATTCAACCTCTTACGAGGTCACGAGAGCATTGTAAAGCTCTTTCAGATTCTCAATCACATCGGGAATACCGTCAATGGCTTTCTGTTTGTCGGTATTCCTTACTACAGACCTCCACACCAGTTTTCCCGAATCGGGAACCTCGCAATGTACCGCAACATAAAATTCATCAGGCCTGTCTGTCGGATAACGGTCTTTATCAAACTTCACATTTCCGACTTGATAAAAATCAGCATTGAGTATTTTTTTGATCTCATCGTCAATTTCTTTGCGCTTCCTTCTCAGATCTTCCAGTTTATTCACCGTAGATCACCCCCATATACGGCAGTTTGAGAAGTTCATTTCTGTACGTTTCCCATTCATCCAGTTTGTGATTTTTTCTCTGTCTCAGGATATTCAGCACGTTTTCATAATTCATAGAAAGCGTCCTCTTCTGATTGTAGGATGACGGGAGAAGCTGGACCATCTGCCACCAATAATCTTTTTTATCTCGTTTGTCCTCATCTCCAATGACAGCATCGTATTTACCATGATAATATTTTCGCGAAATATTCATTCGTTCAATAACAGTATTTAATGTTGACAATCCCGCCGAATCTAAATGCTCATGGCTGAAATCATCCAGTGTGAATTCCTTTTCCGTAATCTTATGCATCGTACTGGTTGACAGTGATGTAGTACCTACCTTGTACTGATCCATCTGTTTCCACCAATACAGAGGCCCTGTGACATCCATCCACACAGATATAGCCCGTAAATATTTTCTGTGTGATGCATCTCCTGCATTTGCAAGGCGTTTCAGCAATTCAAGATCGTTCTGGCCCAGAATGAATTCTTCCGTAAAATCACTATAATTTTTTCTTCGGAAGCTGTCGGATTTATCCCACGAATTGAATGAATTTCTCGCGCCTCTTACTGCCTCCTCAAAGCCGCATACCTTTGTGTTTTCAACTCTGATCATCTTCTTCACCCCAAATGTCTTTGATTGCTGATTTCAATATTTCTCCAATTTTTTCTTTAAGCCGTGCATTAAGCATTTCTTTCATTTCCTCGTCACTGAGCGTAGCAATTCTTACGGCTTCTATAATATCTTCTTTCGTCAGCTCTGATTATTTGTACAGGGTGTTTGCAAGTGTGGAAAATTCACACAAAATCTCAAACCTCGTTCCTTTTATTTCTGTTCTGTCACCAATCTGCCTGATCATTTCATACCTCCCATTACATCTGCTTTACCGTCAGCATTGATCTTTTCGTACATACCTACTTCGTTTCCTTCGATGTAAACCACATACACAGGATTATCTACATCGTCCATACATGATGCCGCTATGAAATCGTCTACTACCCTCCTTTCAATCAGTGGCTTGAACTTTTCATAAGCAACTATCGTCTTGAGAAAAGCCGTGCCTAATCCTCTTACATGACTTTCGTATGTCTTTCTCTTTTTCGGGTTATAAATGCTTCCAAGATCTTTCGATACCGCGTTGAGATACTTCTCTTTCGCCACTTCCATAGCTTTATGGGCTTTATCTTTATAGGCTTCGTCTCTTCTTGGAATATCATTAAGGACATCTTCAAATGTTCCCGCAAGAATGAATCTTGTGCCATCTTTAGTGGCTATCTTTACATATGCACTTCTGTCCAGTCCTTCAAACCATTTTCCAAGTGTCATGCCCATGTCCTCCTCGGACGCTCAATCTCCATCCATCTGACAGGAACCATACAATCATCTCCGCCATCATCAAAGATAAAATCCTGATTCCAGAAATAGCCAGAAATAATATGATCATTTTTTTCTTTGTCGAGGCATATCAGAAGGACTTCGCAATCCTGTTTTGGCTTTTCTTTCATTGCATTATGCCAACGGTTTTTCTGTGTCAGACGATTGAGCTCCGCAAGTGCATCATTACATCTCTTCAAAAACGCCTCTTCGGTTCTCCAATTGACGCCTAACCGACAGCCGACAAATGACAATCTCTCTTTGATTTCCGTCTGAAGGTAAGAAAAATCATCTGCCTCTTTTTTCGGTTCTTCTTTGATCACCTTTTTCGGTTTTGCTACAGGTTTCGGCCTTTTTACAGGATCATCTGATTCCTTTCTAAATTTGCAGTCATCTCCCTTATATGGTTTTTTGATCGCTCTGCACATACTCGGTTCAGACGGTGTACCTCTCAAAATGCATTTCTTATCGGGAAAATTACACTCCATCCTTTTTCCTCCTTAATACTTCCTTTAATTCATCGGGCATCGGAATACCCTCTGCTTTCTTCTCTTCAATGGCTATGTTTGACTTTGTTGTAAGTCCTATATGATCGGGCAAACCGAATTTTTTCTTTACTTCGACCGCCGCACGGTATGACCTGAGGAAATTCGACTGTCCGACAGAATCAACGCTGTCTATGCTCATTTTGGCCCAGTCTCTGATCTGGCCCGCACTGCCGACAGCTTTTTTGACTACATCGGGCAGTTTTGCGAATTCCTCTTCCGCACCGTAAGTCCCGTTTCGTATGGCTCTTCTTACAAGCCCCCACGCTTCAAGCTCTCCCGGGTCATCATCTTTTTTGGGAATGTTTTCAATGATCTGACCGATTGCAGGAGCAAAGCCTTTTGTGTCATTAACGATATATAATTTCAATGCTTGCGCTACATCCTGATCCTCATAGTCTTTCAGGATGTTCTCCCAGATTTCTATAGTCATACTCATGTTTGACGGCTTAAAGTTCGGATATGCGCTAGTCATTACCATCAAAAGACGTTTAACTCCCTCATGCGTCATCTCATCACCTATAAATTATCCCAATCATAACCAACGGGTTTTTGAACGGTTTTCTTTTTCTTCTCCTTAACGGCATCTATCACCCAACGTCTGATTGTCAGATAATGACTTTTGTACTTGTTTCCCTTTTCCTCGATGTACTCATCAAGAAATTTGATAGCATCGTGGGCCAGATCATCACCGAAGTCATTACAGAGTTGGTTGTACTCCGTATCTGTCAGAAGAACGTTCTGATATTCGCCGTATTGAGTTTTTTGTTTCTTTGTGCGTGTTGGCTTATTATCTGTGTTTACATCTGTATTGTTTATATCTGCTATAGAAGATTTGACAAAATTGTCAGATGCATCAAACAAATTTGTTGATTCAGATTTGACAAAATTGTCAGATGCATTAAACAAAACCAGTGTGGGTCTGTAAAGCATCCTTCCTCTATCTGTCAGCGTGTACCATGTTGTGCGGTCTTTCTTATCCTTGTTGAAGCATCCTGTTTCTATCAGTCCCGCATCTTTCAGCTTCTTAAGTGCGTAATTGATCTGTCTTGCTGTCAGATATGGGTAATCTTTGGTGAGGGCTTCGGGTGTGTTGTACGTCCATGCTTTACCATTCACAATGTTTTGATTATGGTTACCGTTTTTTACTACCCAGTATCCAATGTTTTGAAAGATAATTGCCGCATGAACTCCTATAAGAGTAGCCATATCTGTATCAAAACTATGATTCATACTGTTTCCTTCACCTCTACTTCGATTCTGGGATTGTTTCTGTCCACATAGAATTCATCTTGGAAGCCTTTTATGTACTTCCAGTTATCGTTAGGGATAACGCCTCTTGCTACCAGAGCATCTTGAAAGACTTTGTGAAAATACCCTGATATGTTGTCTAGGTCCTTCTTTTTGTTCGGGCAGTAGTATCGGTATGTGATCCAGACGGGTTTTTCAAACCTGCATTTCGGTATCTGGGCGGCTATTATGCCTTGATCTCTCTGCTTCATTGAATTACCCGCATTCCATTTACCGTGCATGGTTCGATTTGCCTTTATGAATTCATTCATACCGGGAAACTCCCCGTGAATAATGACTTTCATTTTCATAAGAACGGAAGCTCCTCGTCAATCCCATCAGGGATGCTCAAAAAATCGTCATCTCCTGCTTTCGGTTTTGGTTCTTCTGCTGATTTAGGATTTGAAGTATTCTGAGTTTCATTCGATTGAGAAGATTTGCTCTCGGCAAATTCCTGATCTTCCACTATTACTTCGGTGGTATACACCTTCTGTCCTTCACGGTTTGTATAGCTTCCTGTCTGGATTCTCCCCGTGACACAGATCTTTGTTCCCTGATTCAGATATCTTTCGGCAAATTCCGCACCTCTCCCGAAAACCACACAACTGATAAAATCGGCGTTCTGCTCACCTTCTCTTTTAATTCTTCTGTCAACTGCCAGTGTGTATCTGGCAATAGCCATAGGATTAGGTCCTTGCGTATATCTCACATCGGGTTCCCGTGTTAATCTTCCTAATAAAATTACTTTATTGATATGTCATACCTCCTCAATATATTCAAATACATGACCATATAAACTCTTTTTATTTCCTCTGCACACTGCGCAAACATTTGTCGTAGCGGCTCCGATTGCTTTTGCGGCTTCCGTCACAGACGAATATGCTTTACCTGTTGTTATATCTTTTACAGGTTTTGTATAGTGAGGAATATCTTTTTTTAAATGTCTTTCCTTTGCGTGCATTGACATATGCTCTTTTTTGTTCATTAATTTCAGATTTGATAATCTGTTGTCTGACCTATTATGGTTTATGTGATGCACCACTTCGTTATCGGCTATCCATCTTCCAATCGCGCATTCCATCACAAGTATATGTTCCATAATGTAACCATTTCGATTTGACATAGGATGGTCAGGAAAGTAAACATAGACATACCCATCTGTTCTTGTTTTTTTATGGCCTATGCCACTTTGCTTTTTGGCTTCTGACATTTTTCTTTTTGTTTCTTGTGATAGCTTTTTGCCTTTTTGGGAATCAGATATTCTTTTACGAATTTCTTCCGATAAAGGCTTATTGGGATAATCTGATCTACACCTTCTTTTAATTTCATATTTGCACATATATTTGTGTATGCATCCAACTGAAAACCCAAGCTGTTCCGAAACATCTTTTATTGTCGCACCGCTTTTATATATGCGTTCAATATCTTCTTTAATCGGAACTTTATTCATGATTCTCCTTTCTTGTAATACAGATCGTCTTCGTTCCAATCGGGATAAATCTCTTTCATGTATGTTCTTATGTAAAAGAGCATTTTACCTCGCATTCCTTTATTTCCGTTATCAAGCATCATATGGTGATACCTGCAACCGACAACTCCGTTTTTCTCGATACCTAATCCACCTTGTGATCTGTTCACGATATGCATGATATCGAAGTACATTTGAGGTTCAGGCGGCATTCGAAAACCAATTTTGCAGAAGATACATCCTCCGTCACGCTCATATATTTTCTGTGCCGTCTTGCGGTCAAACCTCAGGGCTTTTGTTCTTTTGTGCATTTTCTTTTTTCTCCATCTGCCGTATAATCTGCATCATTTCTTTTGATGGCGGCGGAACAAGCCCCATTTCCTTCATCTCGGAAACAGTACCGTCAAGCAGGACGGACATTTCTTTGCTGTTATAGGTAGATGATCCGTAATAGCATAAAAGCTGTACACCCGGCTCACCGTTAACGGATATATCCCCGACAATCTCTGTCTCACGCCACATGGCCCTCATTCGCTCTACCGCTTCGGGCTTTAAAACGATATAGGTATACTTTCCGTACCGCTTCAAAAGTGTGAGATATATCTGCCACTTATCACCGGGCGGCTTCATGGCACTAGCCATATCCCCTATGCAAGCCCACAAAAAGGAGTTTGCATCAAGACTTCTTTTCTTTCTGTATGGCTTTGCAATGATGGTGAGTTTTTCACACCGCATGATCTCATCTATACTCTCATCGGGGTTCCCGTCTATTGAGAAGGTAATGAGTGTTTCGCCCGTTCTGAGGTTCTTGTTTATGTTTGAGAATTTGCCTGTTCTTTCCATCATTTCTTTTTATTCATTTTTGCAACGATATTTGCATATTGCCGCTCTGTAAGTTCCACAAGGTCGGATATCTTGTAGTATTCAAGCAAAGCACCAAGGTCTGATCCTGCGTTTTCAAGCATCTTTCGAAGTGCATTCGCTTTCACCTCATCGATTTTTGCATCTCCTACATTAGAGGTATCCTTCTTGCTTCTATTTTCCCGTTCTATGCGGTTTTCATCTGTATCCGCATCTTTTGTATCATCGAGAAGAAAAAGCCCGTTCAGAGCGTATTTTCTGGCGTAGGAAGAGGCTGTCCCTGTGATCTGGCTCTCGTCCATACCTTTTTTTGTTTCGGATTCTCTTGCCAATGCCGTTGTAGAAATACTGGCATCTGACTCGTTGTCATACAGTTTGGCTGTAGCTTGTATGTATATCCTGTTTCCCACAACAATTGCAGAATCAGATATAATCAATGTAACATTGTACTCAGCCTCAAAAGGCTTGAATGCCTCCAAGATTCCCTCTGCATTTCTGTAATTGTACTTTCCGAAAGAGTTATACAAACTCTTCGGAGCTTTTAGTTTCTGCTGAATCGCTGACAGTTTATCTTTGATTCCCATTTGGTTCTCCTTTCTTTATTTGATTGACAAATGCACTCCTCGTTCTTCGAAGTGTGCGAATGGAAGTTCTTTACCTTCCTTCAATGCTTCTTTGATCTTGTCTTTGTCAGGCTCTGGTTTTCTCTTGATATACTCTTCGGGGATAGAAGAAATATCCTCATCAATCCACAGCGGTTGACTGCCTCCGTTCTTCTGGACTGCAAATTTGAAGTGTTCTGTCTGAAACTTCTGATTTCCCGTTGCTACCATTGCATTAAGAAGGGACAATTTCAGTCTGTCCAGATTGTCGGTCATGCTCTTGATTGACTTATTTAGTCTCTTGACTTCCGCCTGATACTTGGCTATATCGGCTTCCAGTTCTTTCATCACTACTGCGTAGCTGTCGGCCTTATCTTCGATTTCGCCTTGCATACCGTCCAGTGTGTCCCGTATCACTTCGGGATCAACCTCAGGGTCCTGCATCATGTCGAGCAGTTGCAAATACTCATCGGCAATCTGATACAAAGTCATCGTGATCCTCCTCTTCCCAATCATCGGGCCATTCATCGTTCTGTTCTTCTCTCCGTGCTAACATTTCCTGTTCCCAGTCATAGCGCATCTGATCCCTCACGGGATCGCCTGTCCACATCATGCGTCTACCTCCTCATCGTCTGTTATGCTCAGTTTAAAAGAAGGGTTCGGACCCTCAGAACCTGCACTGTCGGTCTTCTTCATCCAGTCGAAGGCATCCTCTGCATTATCGAAGTAAAACTCTATTTTCGTGCCCATACATTCAAGGGTTACGATTCTTCCTATTGGTCTGTTCATCGTCTGCCTCCTTCTTCGGGTATGGTGATTGACAGCCACGTTTTAAAAACTCTGTTTCTGTTTCTCTCAGTGATTCTTCGGGCTTCCCTCTCTCGGTTGATGTTTCTCAGGATCAGCCCGATTCCTAAAGCTACATATGCAAGTGTGAGGGCCGTTGCGATCATCCACAAGTTACGCTGTATAAGACATATTGCGCTCACTGCGGTAATCGCCCCCGTCACTGTAATGATTCTCCAGTTTCTCATTTTTCCTCCCTGTCACCGTCACTGGTACGCCGTATCGGTTGCTATAGATTCTTTCCAATGTTTTTAAGATGTTGATGATAGTTTTTTCGTTCATGCTTTTTTCCTCAACTTGATTTACGTTCAAGTCTCAAGGCAAAAAAAATTAAATCTTGATCTCTGACAGACTGACACCAAAATGATTTGCAATAGCCTGAACCTTATGAACTCCGACTGTGGAAATGTCTTTTTCCCATTTGTTGTAAGTCTGTACTGAAACTCCCAATGCACTGGCAGTTTCTTTCTGCGTCTCATTTTTTCTGGCCCTTAATTCCTTTAGCGAATACTGCATTTTCTCACCTCACTTTCTTTACTTGATTTGCTATCTAGTCACAATGACATAATATCAAGTATTGTCTTTTATGTCAACGAAAAATTGAATGTTTTTCTAGTAAAAAGCCACTTTATTAAAATTGTCTTGATATTGTGTCATGTTTCTGTTAAAATGAATCCACATTATAAATAGGAAGAAAAGGAGGTCGATTGTATGTTGGCACGCAATATCCGTTACCTCAGAAAGCAGAAGGGAATGTCACAGGATCAGCTTGCTGAACTGCTTGGATACAAGTCCTTTACCACCATCCAAAAATGGGAATCAGGAATATCCGAACCGCCGTTCAAAACGCTTGTTGCTATGGCCGCTCTTTTCGATGTTGATATAGACGATCTGGCGAACAAGAATCTTGAATATGATTCAAGCAAGAAGGAATTGTCCGAACAGGAAATGACTGTTTTATCCATTTTTGAAAAACTGGATAACAACAAAAAATCAGCCGCTATCGACTATCTCGATTTCCTATCTAGAAAAAGAAGGAGTGAGGAATGAAAAGAGTTGCAATTTATATTAGAGTCTCTACTTCACTACAGGCCCAAGAAGGAGACAGCATACCCGCCCAGAGAGACGCACTCAGAAAATACATAGATTCCCACGATGATATGATCTTCTGCGGCGAATATCTCGATGATGGGATATCAGGCACAAAATCCGACCGTGACGAACTGCAAAGAATGTTGACAGATGTAAAAGATGGAAAGATAGATCAGATTCTCGTTACAAAACTCGACCGATTATATAGGAATATCCGCCATTATCTGAATATGCAGGAACTACTCGACAGGCACAATGTAAACTGGCTTGCGATCTGGGAACCGATATATGATACATCAACACCGCAAGGCCGCCTTATCATCAACCAGATGATGAGCATAGCGCAATTCGAAGCTGAAAACACGGGGCAGAGGATCAGACAGGTACAGGCATACAAAGTATCCCGGGGAGAAGTAATATCAGGCTCAACTCCACCGGGATACTCTATAAAAGACAAAAGACTTGTAAAGAACCAAGATGCAGAAACAGTAAAACAAATGTTCGAATATTTTTCTTTCTGTGGAAACATATCCCAAACAATGGGAAAATTCGATCATTTCGGGATATTTCCGCAGAGTAAAGCCGCTTTTAAAAGAATACTGACAAACACAAAATATGCAGGATTATTTCGAGATAATCCGAACTTCTGCGATCCGATAATCAGCAGAGAATTATTCGATGATGTTCAGCGGAAATTAACAATCAATATTAAGTGTTCGCAAAAACGGACATACCTTTTTACAAGCCTTATCCGATGCCCTGAGTGCGGACGGATTATGTCATCACTTCACAGGTCAAATAAAAGCAATCGCCAAGTGTCCCAAAATATGTACAGATGCAAAAGGCACTATGGCAGTAAAGTTAAATTATGCGGATATTCCAAAATAGTTAATGAAAAGAAATTGGAAGAATTCCTTCTAAGAAACATACAGGACTTGATGGAAGATTATGTGATCTCGCTAGATACGATTTCCGCGCCGCAGAAGGACAACAGCGCAAGGATATCTTATCTTAATAAAAAAATATCCAAGCTTAAAGAATTATATGTGAATGATCTGATATCCATTGACGAATATAAACATGACAAAGAAGAGATACAAGCCGAACTGGAGAAACTACAGATCACAGAACAGGTTCCCGACACAGCACCTTACAGGCAGTTTATCAACGCAGATATAGGGGAGATTTACTCCGATCTGACCGATGAGGAAAAGCGTTCATTCTGGCGGTCAATTATAAAAGAAATCCACCTTGATCAGAACAAGAATTTCAAGGTGGTTTTCTTATAAACTATATATGGTACTAACTTACACTGTCCATCTGGAGAGGTATACTTAGTACCACATCATGCAGATGATCTTTATATATAAAGCAGGAGGCCGCAGGGATCAACCCCGCGGCCCGCGCTTTTTCGTTAAAAGGAAGGAGTATGAAAAAATCACCAAAGAAACACTGCACTCATCAACCATATACATCATACCACATTGCAGAAGATCGCGCCACTGTATCACATGAAAATTTTTCTGTTTACGTGAAAATATATCTTGACATACAGCGCACTATATGCTATTATTAATTCATCGGAACAGTTATATATTCACATTATATAGGAGGGTGCCATGAGATCATATAGTTATGTTAGAATGATTGTTAATGGAAAGGTGACAGAGGAACTTGATATATACAAGGAACACAACGTTTTTGATATATACCACTATGATGACAATGTTTTCAGCGGAAGCTATACAGGCGCAATTAGATATGTTAACGAATGGAAAAATAAATATACAGTCTTAAAAGATTTGCTTGAAGCTAGCGGCCTTAATGTTAAATTTGAACAGTCAATAAGATAATATCAAAACCCGCCCCGGAGGTTACGAGGGCCGCTTAATGCGGCGATACCCGGTTGCAAGCCCGGTTGTGAAACGCAGAGCAAGCGGCATGATCATAAAAGGAGGTTTAACAATATGAAAGCACTAGCAAAAGGTAAAATCGAACTCACCGAAGAAAACAAGAGACTGTTTCACCGTGACGGCTTCACGCTGACAGGCGAAACACTCACACTTGGAAGTGCAAGAGAGAACACAACCTATGTAGTGTTCAAAGGAAGATTTACACCTTACCCAGCAGTCAGAGATTGCGGAGATCACTACATAAAGGCCCAGTATAGCCAGTATGACAGAATCGACAAAGAAACGCTTGAAATCACGGAGGATGTAGAGGATGAATGAGGGCCGATAACAGGCCCTCTAATCAACAGGAGGGGACACAATGTTTACTGTAATATGGACCGTAAAGCAGGAAGGATTAAACGTTGTTATAAGAACACGAAAGAGAAAAGGCATTGAAGAGAAGGACCGCAAAATCACCGTTGCGCTTTTCAGGCTTTTCGAAACTATGGATTATTTAACAAACAAATACCTCGATAAAGAGGTACTTTTTGCCACAGAATAAGACGAAGGGCCTGTTATAGGCCCTCTGATCAACAGGAGTGGACACAATGAGGAAAGAAATCAGAGAAGCGATAAAGCGCACGATAATAGCGCAAGGGAAGGTGTACAACTATAACATCAATAACATCGTTGCAAAGTACGGATGTACATATACTGAAGCGTGTAACGCACTGAATTACTATACCTACTCACCACAGCAACAGACGTTTCGTGATAGGTACTTTAAGAAATAGGAGGGGATCACATGGAAACAGGAAGAAGAGAACTTGATTATATGCCGTTCGACAGAAACGGTATGCACGCTACAGGTTACGAGGTATGTTTAGGAGATACCGAAAACCCCGCAGACTGGTGGAACGAGTACGAAGACGAAGAAGGAAACCTGTTCTATTACAGATAAGCGTTGAAAAAGGCCGTTTAACGGCCTATAATGTGAATAAAGGAGGTTGTATCATGAAGTATATCGTTGAGGATGAAAGACGGGATTTAACAGGGGACGTTTTTACACAGGAGTTTAACAACAAAGATGAGGCTATAAACGCCGCACAAAAGCAGTGGGATCATCTCACAGGAAGGGAACAGGCACAGCGGCGGGTGTATGTTCTGGAATCTATAAACCCGGATGAAGAAGCACAAGATCATTATGACGGAAATATAATTTACGAAGCAAAAGAGGGCCTATAACAGGCCCTCTCTCTTTACGCATTTTTACGGGACGTATAATTATTCAGATGTTACGCAGTCGGTTAATCACACTCTCATACAGTCTCGGAAGCACGATCTTAACCGATTCCATCAGCTCATCCATCAGAGGTATTACATCATTGAAATCTTTTCCCTTTATCATATCAGAAAATTCTGTGCCGCTGTCATATCCCACACTGCCCGAATATCCCGAATACTCATACGGAATATCATTTACAGGTGATGGGGATGTTCCGAACATTTCATTCCTGATCGTGTAAAAGGCCGCCAGTTTCATACAAGTATTGGCGTTTGGATTCCTTTCCCCTTCGCACTCAGCAATAGCCTCCTGCAAGTCTTTTTCTGTTATCACAAGAGGCCGCCTCCTTTATTTATCCAGTCTGTCGAGGATCTTCTGAAACTCGCGTCTTGTCTGGTCATCGGGAGCCTGTTCCATCAGATCACGTACCTGATCGAGCATTTCCTCGTTACCTCTGGAATATCCTCTGGAATATCTGCCCATAGAATCACGC